CACGTATTTCCGGCTTTTCATTCATGCCACGCTGTCTTATATAATCGGCGAATGTCTGTGGTTCCTGCTCCTGTCCCGCATTTCCCGGTACCTGTCCGCCGGCACGTCCCAGCAGAGGCTGTAGTTTATTAAGAGACTGCATTATAGCATTCTGCGGCATTCGCTGGGCCCCTAGAAGATCTCCCAGAGCCTGCGGCTGTTCCGCCATCTGATTATTATTTCCTGGCCTGAAAGATAGTGCTTCTAGTTTTTTATCATCAGGTATAAGATCCCATGCGGCTGCTACTTCCGGGGTGGCGCCAAGTGCTTCCAGCTGACGTTGCCTATCCTGTTTTGCCTCAGCCTGCTGCTGCCGTTCCTGAGCCTCTCTTCGCTGTAAGAGCTCTCCGACCTTCGCATGTGCAAGCCCCTGTAAACCCTGCTGAAATCCAGCGCCTAAAGACTGACCAAGCTCCTGCCCGAAGCTATTATAATTACCCATTTCCTGCGGATGTATCTTTGTTATAGCCATTTTATCCTCCGCCCATGAGTAATTTTATAATATCTGCGATACCTCCTCCTTGGCCGCCCTGTCCATTCTGACCTAAGCCTCCAGCAAAACTTAATAACCCCGCTCCGGCACCTTTCATGCCACCAAGTCCTGTCACCGCGCCACCTACCCCACCCGTAACTCCTGCTAATATAGCCTGTAAGGCAGGACCCGCTATTCCATGCAGAAAGCCCTGATGCCCGGGAATATGAGCCGTTTGATACTGTGGCGTAAGGCCTAACTGCAATAACGGTAGCGCATTCTGAAATCCCTGTGCGGCAATATCCTGCTCTAACTGACTGCCAGCGGCGCCTACTTCTCCCGAAAACGCGCTAGATCGCTGTCCTCCCCCCATAGCGGTAAATCGTTCTGCGATGCTCGGGAGCGTCTGCGAATGAAATCTTTGTATCGCCCGCTGCGCAATTGGAGAATTATAGGGATCATTCAGTAGTCCCATTCCCTGGTTTAATATATTCTGGAAGGCTCCGGACTGCTGCTGATTAAATATAGGTACATTCTGAAAACCACCCTTCGATCCGGTCAAAAAATTACTCTTCGGTGCATTCGTTAACTGATCAGCATACATAGCCATTAATGTTCCTTAGTAACTTGAAATCACCCTACCACACACTACTTTTAAATAGTAACATTTGGATATATGTCGCTTTACTGCTTCAGATATTCCATAATCACATATGTAATAGTATAGGCACTATAATCGGCATTCGTTATTATGTATACGTTCGTTCCATCAGCATAAAGCTCTATGTTCGCTCCAGATACGCTCACATACGGAATGGGTATATACTCGGGAGCAGCTGTATTCGTTGCGGCTCCGTAGATCCTGGTGATCGAAGCTATTCCATTCGCGGGAATTCCATGTGCCACTGATTTCGTGGCTGTATTCGGCAGCGCTCCAAAGTTAATAACCGTTCTAAATACCTGGCGCCCTTCCTGTGAAAGACCGCTCGTTGGATCAGACATAGGATTAGGAAAGAACTTCTGCCCGTTAACAAACTCTTCGGGATAATAATAACCGGTGTCCTTTAAGTTAACCGCCTGGGCCATAAGATTAAGATTTTGATAGAGACGAACGAGAAGTTCTCTAAACTCAGGCTTTGTTACATCTATTTTCTCAAGCTCACTCGTATCCCATACATTTGTACTAGGTACGAATGAACCCTGATAGCCACCATACTGATTAGCCATGTCTCCCCTTTTTTACGTGGAGTATTATTGCAACCTAGCCGACGTCGCCTGTGTATGTAATACCAAACCTTCTATTTCAAAGTCAGAGAACGCGATAGGAATACTGAGCATCTGCGTATCACTATAATAAATACGTATCTGTATAGCCGATCCCTGCGCTTGGAAATAGATAGGATGCCATAACTGTTCCTGATACCGTTCTATCGGTACATAGGTATATGGTGTTAGTTCCAATATCCCAGTGCCGACAATAGTTCCTGTACCAGTCGCTTCTTGTAACATCGAAAGCCCCGTCGTATATGACGGGAAATAGTCGACCGTGCACTGCCCATACGTCGTTTTGAGCACATTAAAGTCGATTTTAGCCAAATATACATCTCGTCCCTTATCTACATATGGATTCCACTGCTTCGACCATATATCTACCCGTGATACCCTCGCTATGAAGGCGCCCCCTGTGTAGGTGCCCACTAACGTAGCGGGATTAATAAATACGGTATTAGCATCGATTATCTGAGATACCTGAAATATAAACTGTGAGTTACCCATGGGGTCTTCTATAACCTGAGGAGATCCCTGCAGATATATAAAATCGTTTTCCTGAAGGGTATGATTAACAATGATGAAATTTAATCCAGTCCCATTAACTACTATATCGGTTAGCTGCATAACAGCAGCATTTGATGACGTATCCGCCTGAATCAAAAACACGAAGCCTTCCTGGTTTCCAGCGATAACCTGACGAGCCTGCGCTTCAAACACCCCACTATTCCAGGCCATGTTAGCCGTCTCCCACGTAAATGTCGCATCCTGCCACGTCATGTCTGACTGCTGTTCGAAATAACCAAATGCCGTTATACAGTCGTCATTAATGGCCCAGGAATTATTTCTATAGTTATATACGAGCACTCTGTTCGGATATACATCGTTGGGATTTTCATCGTCTGACGGATATGCCCAGTAAACCATTTCTACATAGTAATCTCTAATACCACAGACACGCTTAACCTGCTGATTCGTCGTATTTATCTCAAATATCTGATCCGGTATCTTCGTATCTATACGTTCTACATTAGCTCCGGTACATGCATGTACTCCCGTAGATCCTATAGTAAGTACCACTTTATCGAATGGTACCGTAGAATTAGGCGCTTCAGAACCGAGTTCAGTATTAATCCGCTGCCAGGTAAACGGTAATATTTGGTTAGCTGTATACGCCAGTTCCCACGTACTGCGCTCGAAATACACGATAAGTCTATCTTTTATGAACTCTGCACTGACGATAGCTTCTTTCGTCGGAGCATCAAGAAATCCCGCACCATCGGCCTTACTCGTAGCTGCACCCACTGTATACATCTGATTCGGCTGCAACCACGCGTATGGCGCATTATCACCCCCGACGGTTACGGCCGTGAACGGGGAGCCGTTATGAGAAAAACGACACCGATTAACATAAGCGGTATTAACTCCTGATCCACTTTGTTCGATAGTATTAAGCAGTAACAGACGATCCTTAAAGCTAATAATAATGCGTGCAGTAAAGACAAAGCTTCCATCTCCTAAAAATACGGTGTACGGAAATGCGGGTCCCACGTTGCTCGAGTAGGGAGCCCACGAACTGCCGTTATAATACCATATAGGATCATCATTTGCTCCCGGAGCTCCGATACTAGCATTAAAATTGGAGACAAAAAGTACTGTCTCATTCGGGCGTATACCATTCCAGTTATCTGTCCAGAAGAAATTCATATCGGTACCATGCCACTGAGGAGTAACAGTAAAATCACTATTAGTGGTACCACTAAGCTGCCAGCGGCCACCAGAAAAAATATAGGCAAACTGTGTATCAAATGCGAATGCCGGCTGATTATTTATAGGCGTTATTTCATAGAGGCATAGCCCCATAACGGGGGTAGCTGGATAGAAAATTACCTGTAATCCCGTCGGAGCCGGTACCGAATCGATAATAAAGTTTCCGGTCGTCGTGTCATATGTAGCAGTGGCAATGACTCCATCATTTCGTAGTAGCGTTCCCGGTGTTCCGAGCTCTACGACCGTATAAAAATATATACCTATAGCGAATCCCTGACCTATAGCGAACACATTTCCCGGAACAGTACCCAGAACATCACCAAATATATTTGTTACGACGGGAAGGCCGGTCGACGGATTAATGAGCGGCACACCTAAGCGAGAAGCGAGCGCCTGCTGTGCAAGTGTTGTCCCCGTGCCCATATAGGATGATCCAAATCGCTTCCTAACCCTTCCCCGAAAG